GATTACAATTTACACCTAGATATTTTGAAGGCACTACAGAAAAAACTAAAGAGAATTATTATGGGGATAGATATGATTTAATTCAAGATAAAACTCTTCAGGATTTATTTGTAAAAAATTCAGAAGAAAATTTTAATATTAAAATTAAAAAAATACATTCAACTTCAGGAATTGATTTAAGAAACCTAGATATATTAAAACCACACACTGATGATAAAATATCTAAAATGAATATATTAATTATGCTCAAAGGATCTACAGCAGTTACTAATGGAACAGTATTTTATACAAATAATAATCTAGATATGCACATAGGTTTTAAAGAAAATAGGGCTTTGATGTTTCCATCAAATAAAACACATAGTCCACATGCAAGTACACAACCAGGTATTAGAAGATATACAGCAACTTTATTTATTGAAGAATATGAAACTAATATATAGCATACCTGGAAAAATTTGGTGGATACAAAATTTTTTAGATAAGGATACGTATAAAGGAATACACAATGCAGTTATAAAAGAAAGAAAAAAAATAAATTTACATGATGCAGATGAAGTGTGGAATAAAAATTTAGTTAAAAATCTTGTAACTCCAAAAAGAGTTGGTGTAAAGAACTACCCTCCTTTTGAAAAATTAAAAACTTTAATAAGACATAATCCTTTTTTTAAAGTTCCTGATTTAAATTTCATGTCTACCACTATTCATTTTATGCAAAAAAGTTCTGGAATAAATTGGCATAGTGATGAAACATGGAAATATGGAGCTACATATTATCTTAATAATAGATGGGATAGACAATGGGGTGGAGAATTTATGTTTACCAATGAAAATGGTCATGGTTATATACCTGTTGTGGGTAATTCTTTAGTAATAATTAAATCACCATTAATACATAAAGTTAATCCAGTATTAACATCAACAATGCCTAGAATAAGTGTGCAGGTATTTATAGACAAATGAAAAATAGTTTTGATCCTTTTAGTAAACAAAATTTGTTTTACACATACACATTAAATGTTTCACAAGAAGAAATTGATCAAATATTACTTTTAGTTAAAAATAAAAAATTTAAAAATAATAATCAATCTACAACATATAAAACTTTAAATGTATTAAATTTTCCTATTTTAAAAAATTTAAGAAAACAAGTTATAGATATTTTAAATAAACATAAACTTTATTTAGAGAATAATTGGGCACAATTATATAATAAAGAGGATAAACACACAGTTCACATCCACGAATATTCTTATCTATCAGGAATTATTTATTTAAGTAATTCTGAATCTCCTACAATATTTTATGATAAAAAATTTAATAACTTTAAATATCAAGGTAAAAAAAATACTTTATTATTGTTTCCTTCTTCAATACCACATGAAGTAGATAGTTTAATAAAAGATGAACAAAGATTAATAATATCTTTTAATACGAAAGAACAAGAATGAATGATCATTTAGAAGCTGTTGTTCACTTACAAAATATTGTAAATACAGAATTTTTAAAAAGATTAAAAATTTTTATTGATAAAAAAGCAAAAAATAAATTAACAATAGGTTTCAACACAAAAACAAATATAAATATAAGAAATGTAAAAGGTTATTATTTAAATACAAATACTCCAACAAATTTATTTTATTGGAATTTTATAAAGAATGAAATTGAACGATTGTTTCCTTTGTATACTAGTAAGTTTCCTTTACTAAAAAGTAAAAAATTAGATCAAGTAGATTTATTAAAATATGAACCAAATGGAAAATACGAAATACATACAGACGATGATACGTCTTCACCAAGAGCGTTAAGTATTATTTTAAATATTAATGATGATTATGATGGAGGAGATTTAGTTTTCACTGATCAAAAACATAATGAGATAAAAACAGTTAAATTAACAAAAGGTTCTATTGTATTTTTTCCTAGTAATTTTATGTATCCACACGCAATTAAACCAATCACAAAAGGTAAAAGGTATAGTATAGTCGCATGGCTTCGTTAATTAAAAATTTTTTTTCTAAAGATGAATTACAAATACTTCAAAAGTATTGTTACAATAAATTAGATGCATCTCAAGATTGGGTTTTAGATCGTACCTCATTTTCCCCTGCATGGTATTATGATTCTTTAATGACTGCTTTGTTAGATATAAAATTACCTTTAGTATCTCAAAAAAGTAAATTGAAACTTTTTCCAACCTATACCTACTGGAGGTATTATGTATTTGGTGCTACTTTATCTAATCATGTTGATAGACCCTCTTGTGAAATATCTGTGACTTCTTGTATAAAAAAATATGATAATTGGCCTATTATAATTGATGGTAAAAAATTTGAATTAGAAGAAGGAGATGCTGTTTTGTATAATGGTTTATTTGAAAAACACGGAAGACCTGGTATATATAAAGGAGAAGGAATGGCACAAGTTTTTTTTCATTATGTAGATAAAAATGGTTTATTTAAACACCATGCTTATGATAAAATGAGAAAAGAAAGTGGCATTGAATTTACTACTGAAGATAAAAAAAATTTAAAATAATGGAAAAAACAGTTAACATAAATAACTTTATTGGAGTATATGACAATTATATAACTCCTGAGGAATGTGATAAAGCAATAAAACTTTTTGAAGATCAAAATAAATTTAACAAAACATTCAATCGTCTTTCGTCAGAAAAAACAAATATATTAAATAAACAAGATCAACAATTTTTTGCTAATCAAGAAAACATAAATGTTTGGTGGCAAGAACTTAAGTCAATGATGGTTAATTATGAAATAGCTTTTAGACATTATGTTTCGAATACTGGTGCTCAAACAGCTTACGACAATAATTCATTTCACTTTACTAATGTAAAGATTCAAAAAACACTACCGACTGAAGGTTATCATGTTTGGCATATTGAACATGGATTAGGTTATGAAAATGAAGCAAGGGCTTTTGTATATAGTATTTATTTAAATGATGTAGAAGAAGGTGGTGAAACTGAATTTTTACATTTTTCAAAAAGAGTAAAACCTAAAAAAGGTAGAATAGTTATTTGGCCAGCTGCTTTTCCGTATGTTCACAGAGGGAATCCGCCTTTATCAGGTGAAAAATATATTTTAACTTCTTGGATGAATTTAAGGTAATATAAAATTATGAAGAATAAGAAGTAGGTCTTGAACCTTTTTCTGACTCATCTCTATCGTCTGCATCCCAATCAGCTTGTAATTTAGCTAAGTGAGCTGCGTCCCATTTTGTAGTAAATTGACTTATGTCTCCTAATACAGAAGCATCATAAGCTGAATGTGGAGTTTCATCTCTATATTCTACTTCATCAGTAGAGACAGTAGAACCATGTTGAATAGCCCAAATGTTTGACCATTTAGAATCTGACCAGAAAGCATCATCATTGATTGTATATGCATTTCCTGCACCATCACCAGATTTTTTAATGATTACTTTGTCGTCCATTACTATTGTCCAATTTGCGTTATTTGCCATAATTTTTCTCCTAAGTCTTAATTATATATATTACTGCTATATAGGGTTGTAAAACCGATGTTGCATCTCCAGCAAAGTTTGCACTCATGTTGTGAGAGTGACCATCGCCAGATCCAGTACTTCCTGTACCTGTAGGTGATCTAGACGGGTTAAAATCTCCAGCACCAGAAGGTCCGCCACCAAAAGGTCCTGCTCTAACATCAGAGTGACTGTGTGATGCAAGTTGTGCAGTTGTTAAAGTTGCATTTGCTGTAGAACCCGCAACGTTTCCAGTGGATGTTACTGTGTTTGCTCCACCAGTAGATGCTAAAGCTTTGTTGTTAGATTTTCCAACAGCTACGTTATCTTGTAAATCAGGTAAATTGAAAGTTGATGCACCGTCTCCAACTCCATAAGTTGTACCTACAATAGCAAATAAAGCTGAGTAAGTTGATCTTGAAACTGCTTGACCATTACATTCTAAAAAACCTGTTGGTATTGATGCAGAAGACCATGGCACAATAGTAGCCGTAGGAATTCCTTCGATACCTGTAAGGTTTGCTCCATCAAAATCGTATTTAGTTGCTTCGTAATTTGACATATTATTTCTCCGTGTAAGTCCATCCTGTTGTAGCATCTCCCGAATATACTAATCCAAAAGCTGCACCTTGAGTATTAACAACAAGATCAGATGCTGCATTAGCTATATTAGAAGAGTTTCTACCAACAGTCAATGCGTTAGTATTGAAATCGTAACCTTGATCTACAAAATGTACTTCATCTCCTGTAGCAGGGGACGCAGGGAGTGTTACTGTTACTGCTCCACCATTTGTATTTACTAAAAGTTTAGCGCCAGCTTGAACTGTTTCTGCTGCTGAAACTGCTCTCCAGTTTCTTTGTTCAGATAATTTTACAACATTTGTTCCATCAGAATATAATGTGTAATTATTTCCTTCACATAATAATACACCTGTGCCGGATGCAGTTTTAAAAGTTAAAGTATTTCCCGCATGATCACATGCATCTTGTACTTGGTAAGTTTTTTCAATTGAATTTGGAATACTAACAGTAAGGTTAGAAGCTAAAGTTCCTGTTAATTTAATAACATCATTTTTACCATTGGATACTGCACCATTAGTAAAAGTTAAAGATCTAGCAGCATTGGTAATATTAAAAGTAGTAAAACCACCAATTGCTTGTTCTAAAATTAAAAGGTTAGTATTTGTAATTTGTCCCCAAGTTCCTGAATTTTCTCCAGTTGCTTGTACTGTAAGTTTTAAATTTGCTGATGTTGAATTCGCCATATTAAATTCCTTATATCGTTTATTTTATAAAAATAAAGAGAAAGTGTCAACTCTTTATGCAACGACTTCCCTCCATCCAGGAGGATCTATTGGGGCAGAACCTGTATTTATTTCGTTCCAAATAAGAGCATTACCACTTCCTACTGTTGTAGTCAACCCAAAACCATTAAAAGTTACTGTAATATCTGTAAATGCAGATACAGAAGCAAGTCTTGCTAACAGAGCATTTCCAGTAACATTAACTGGTGTATTTAAATCTATTGTTTCATTACCTAAATTAGCACTTAATCCAAAACCTGTTACACTAGAAGAAACGTCTCCTTGCATTCCAATGGTACCTAAAGCACCTATCATAAAGTTTCCGGCTACTGCTGCGTCAGGTGCAGGATCAACTTGACCTAAAGTTAATTGTGCTACATTTAAAGTATTTGCAATAATAGTTGCATCACCAGTAACTTCTGTTGGAGATCCTAAAGCTGCAGTTAATCCAAAACCTGTTACACTTGCTTGTATAGAATCACCAGCATCACCCCAATCAAATTCTCCCCATCCAAGTCTACCCCAACCTTCATTATTAAATGCTTCAACAGTACCAAGACCCATAGTGGCTCCGATACCAACGGCCATTGCATCTGGACCTGCATCAACTGTTCCTAAATTATTTGTAAGTGCAAAACCTGTTGGACTAACTTCTGCACGACCTGTTGCAGTTATAGTTCCTAAACCTGCGGATAAAAGTAAATTTGTATTTGATAATTCGCCAGTGTTTGCATTAGCTGTTACAGTAACACTACCTAAAGCAAATGTTCCTGAAACACCTGTAGGGATAGTTGTACCGGCTATGCCCCAACCTTGAAGACCCCATTCTTGTCTACCCCAACCTGTATTAATTTCTGTTGAACTTGACTCGTCTCCGAGTGCTGCAGACATACCAAACCCTGTAGGGACAACTGTTGCATTAGCATTATCCCCCCATTGGTTTTGACTCCAAGAGCCGGTATTCCAAGTTCCTGATGCCATAGGAGTTTACCTCCTAATTAACCAGAGATTCTTAAAATCGCTGCTGTTGATGTTGGTGCTGGAAACTGAACTGTAAACGTACCTGAAGTAGCTGTTTTATCTCCTCC